GCTGGTATGGCAGCAGGTTTTGTTGAAAGTTTATTCATCACACCATTTGAATTAATAAAAACGAATTTACAAACTCGTGATTCTATTGCTGATCCAATTTCTGCAATAAGGCGAGTAAGATTCGAAAAGGGGATAAAAGGAATGTATAGAGGATTTACATCAACTTGTATAAGGCAATCGATTAACCAGGGTTCAAATTTTACTATTTATTTAAAATTAAGAGAAAAGATTATAAAACCTGGAGAAAAACCAAATATTCCAATGGTAATAGGTGCCGCTTTGATTAGTGGTTCGGTTGGTCCATTAATTAATAATCCATTCGATGTTGTCAAAACAAGGTATATGAATCCTGGATTTGACAATCATTATAACGGAATTTACGATTGTTGTAAAAAAATTATTGCAACAGAAGGTATTGGTAGTTTATATAAAGGATTAGGTTTAAGATTATTCAGAGTATCTTTTGGACAAGCTATTACATTTAGTGTAATAGAACAATTATCTCATTATTCGGATCAACATAATTTTTTGACATAAATATATTTATTTATATAAATAAATATATATAATGAATGTGGAAAAAATTAATTTAAATTTAGTAAAATTTAGTAAAAGTTATGGTTCAAATATAAATTTATTTTTTAATGGCAAAAAAATTATTATCAAAACACCAATTATAAAAACAATTAATGGAATTGAATCGGATAATAAAAACAAATTTTATATGCGTTTAGATATGAGCAATCATCCTGTTTTAGTATCATTTTTGCGTCAAATTGATAGCATAAATAGAAGTAATGATATACTAGAATTACTTGGAAATGGAGACAAAAAGTATATTAATTGTTTTTACTATAATAATAATTCATGGAAAGTAAAACTCCCCTCTAAATATGGTCGTTATAATTTTGATGTAATTGATAATGAAGGTAATTTAATTCCTACTTCCTCTATTTCAGGAACAGAAAAATTAGAATGTGATATCGAATTATCCAATGTATGGAACTTTAACAATTCTTATGGTTGTATTTGGAATGTTAAAAAAATAAAAATTTGTTAAAAATAACCTTATAGTTTTAAATTAATTACTTAATTCTAATTGAGTAATTAACTTAAATAAATAAATAATACGTAAAATTACTTTAAATTACTTTAAATTTAAAGTTGTCCAAGATTTTGCATTTCTTCGTCATCCATATCCCCAATTCCAGCAAATTCTTCATCATCATCAATATCTAAATCTTCATCATCAAATTCTTCGATTTCTTCGTCCATTTCATCCATATCCGGAACATCTTCTTCTTCTTCTTCTGCGAATTGTTCTGATTTATTGTAGAAAAATTTATAATAAATAAATCCTACTGCTGCTACTAAGACAGCAACAAGAAGGATAACTTTCCAACAAGAACCACCTGCTAATTTTTTAAAAGTTGAAGTAATTGTACTAATAATATTGTTAATCATTGTATTTATATATATATCTTATTTAAGATTTTATTTTTCATATAAAAACAATATTATTAGATATAAAATTAATTTATCTATAATATTAATCTCTATAATCTTTGTAATCCCAAGTTGTTAAATTGTTGTCTACATCAATTATTACAATATTAATTTTTTTGGAAACTGGGTATACATGAATTTTAGTTTTTAGTTTCTTTTCCATATACTCTAAATCAAAATTGAATGGAAGTTTTAAAGAAATAAAACTTGTATATTTAATCATTTTTTTTATCATTTCATATAATCCCATTCGCTTTTGTGCAGGTTTAAGACTATCTGTTTTATAATCCCAATCATATTCTTCTAAATATAAATTTTGAATCTTTCCATTTTTTTTGTAATCTTCTCCACCCCAAGGAAAATCACCATGAATTAAATGAACTTTTTCAACTCCTATATATTTTAAGTATTTTTTAAAATTATTAATGATTGTTATTGAATCAATACATCTGATATTTATATTTTGTATATTTAATACATTTGTTATATTTTCCTTAGCCATTTGACATCTTATCGGATTAATTTCAAAAGAATGAAGTGTTTTAAAAAATTTAGAAAATATAATTGAATCGCCACCTATACCAAGTGTTAAATCTATAGCAATACCATTTTTTAAAGCATCGCGAAATTTCTTTGAACCAAGTGTATATAAATATTTTAAATATTTTTCCACAATTTTACCATCGCCACGTTTTGCTACACTATATAAACCTTGTTTATCAGTTCTTATATAACGTCGTTTTTCTTTTGTTCCAGGAAATTGATTTGTTATGGATTCAATTGGAAGTATATACGAATTTTCGTAATTATCAATGGTTATTTTTTTAGTTCGTTGATTATATATCCCAATACGACGATAATTATCGATTCCATATTTCATCAAAACTACGTTTGTTTTTTTTATAACCCATAAATCTCTATCATTATATAATACTTTAAACAAATCACTTTTCTTATAATCATCATTATCATCAATTTCCCAAAAGACAAAATTATCATATAATTTACTTCTATTATCACAAATACCATCAATTTTTACTGTTTGGTCTTCATTTGAATTATATAACCAACAATCTAAAGATTGTTCTTGTAATAATTTAACAATTTTATTTTCTTTTTCTCTTTTTAAATTAGCAGTATTCTTTATTCTAATATCAATTGAACTTTTTGGATCAAGTTCCCCTTTTTTATTTGTAGTCATAGATGAATACTTAAATACATTCACTAACCATTTATTAACAGAAGTTGGAACTTTTTTTGTAAAATCTTTAAAAGAACTTTTATCAATATGAGCATGAGAACAAATTCTTATAGCTCTTCCTATTACCTGACGATCTACTACATTATTCCACCAAGGTTCTAAGATATGAACTTGACGAACACCAACCAAATTAATACCCTCTTTTCCAGCTTCAGTCATTAGAAAAACTTTTATAATATCTCCATTTCGATTTTCATAACTATTATAAATAGATCTTAATTCATCTTTTCTTGTTTCTGGCGTCCATGTCATATATGAACCATGTACAGATTTATCTTTTGTAATACATTTATTTTTACGACATTTATCATAATTAACAAAACCATTTTGCTCTAAAGCAAGACATAAAATACTAATACCATAACCACCTTTAAATTTTGAATAAACTAATACAGGCCCATTTGATTGAATTATTTTTCTTACAATTACATACATTTTTTGCGAATATTCTTTTAATTTATTATCAATATGTAAAAACTTATCATCTGTATCTAATAATCTCATAGCTTCATTACGCTGTTCTGAACGAGGAATACCTTCAAAAGTATATTTTCTTCTTCTAATTGTCATAACATGAGGAAAAATTTTATTAAGACTAATTTTTTTCCCATCTTTCAATAAATTCATTTTCTTCTGCTCATTTATACTAAATATCCAGGCAGGATAACAAAAATTTGATGCTTGTTGACTCAATACGTGTGTACTAAATATTTCATCAGTATCTTCAGAAATATCCTTGGTTATTAAACTCTCTTGTTTCCAAGAATTCATATATACATATTTAAATCTACCTTTCATCAAAAGAGTATACTCTCTGAAAATCTTATCAGCAAAAACTTCTTTATTTATACCAGAATAATATGATACCAAACCATTTATTCTAGATTTAAATAATCGTTCATTTTTGATATGCCATTCATTTTTTATATTTTTAAAAAATCTGTTTTCAAATAATTCTCCATCTTCCTTAAATTTTAAGGATTTGTTCTTGTATGAAACTTTTCCTCTTACCATATTTAATAAAAATATTAATTCATAAGGCTTATTAATAATTGGAGTTCCTGTTAATAAGAAAATCTTTGAATTTTCCGACTGCAAAAATTGATGATAAATCAAATTTACTTTTGAATTTCTCTTTTTTTTGTCATCTTCGTAATTACTCGCAAAATTATTACTTAAATTATGAACCTCATCAATAATTACAACAGAATCATCAAATGGGTTAAATCTACTCGAATCATCTTCTTTATAATCATTATTATATTTATTTGTAAAAAAGTCTTTTTTACGAGTTGGTAAAGACTTTAAATCACTTCGCCATCCACCTTTTGCACCATCAGCATTATAATGAATAATATGCACATCATGCTTTTTACAAATTTTTTTATATAAACGAATTTGCTCCTTGTCAGATTTTTTTTTATTAATTTTACGTGATTGGTTTAAATCATTTCGTAATTCTGTATTAAAGTTAAAATCAGATGATAATTCCTTAATCCAAGGATCTAAATTTAAATTTGCTGGTATCATAATAATAATTTTCCTTTTAAAAACCTTGTCTTTTATAATATATGAACGTGTAATATTTGAAAGAATTATTCCAGTTCTCGTCTTCCCAGAACCTAAACCATGATATATTAATAATCCTTTACTATATGGTTGTTTAGTAATATTATGAATTTCCATATATTGACTTAAAAATTGTTGATGTATCATCATTCCAGTCCCAGTTTTTTTGGCATATTTTTTATCACAATTACAAAATAATGTGGTGCGAACAGTTTTACATTTAGGTTTCGTTTTTGTATACCATAAACATTTACTTTCCTCGTTTTCACATTCTTTTTTATTTAATGTATTACAATATCCTTCGCAAGAAGGGCATATACACATATTCGTACTTTCATTTTCAAGTGAGAATTTATCCTCTATTAATTTACTAAAACGTGTTTTTATATAATCATTAAAATTACCATAACGAGATGTTACTAAAAAAGGTTTCAAATTTGACATTACTAATTATATATTATAGACAAATATAATCTTATTAAATTATTAAATTAATTTAATCTAAAATATCAAATCTCTTATTTTTTAATTCTTCCGTATTTTCATTTTTTGAACTTACATATTCTTTTTGGGAATCTTTATATTTTCGAGTATCTTTTTTTCGTTTATATCCATTGTTAGAAGAAGTATTATATTTTCTTGAAAATGAATTTGATGAATGATATTCACTATTATCATATTCATTAGAATATGTATCTCTATTATTACTAGATTTATCCCTTCTATTGTAATAAGGTTTTTTATTACTCTTATTATACGTTTTACGTCGATTCACAGAATCATTTTGTTTAGTTGAATAAAAATTTTGATTATCTCTATTATCAGAATAACCTTTATTACTCCTATTATCAGAATAACCTCTACTATTCCTATTATTAGAATAACCATTATTATTGGAATAACCTTTATTACTCCTATTATCAGAATAACCTTTATTACCCCTATTATCAGAATAACCTTTATTACTCCTATTATCAGAATAACCACTACCACTACTACTTTTAAATTTACTTCGTTTATTATATGACGATTTCTTATAATCTTTAGAAGGCGTATTTTTCCAACTTTGAGAATCTCTTCTTCTACTTGATGATGAAAGTGATAAAGGCACTGTTACACCAAATTTAGGTACATATTTTGGTTTTGAATTCAATTTTTTTAAAACCTCACCTAAATCTTGAAACATAAAACAAATACGAGGTGAAAAATTTGATACATCTTTACTAAAAATTTCAATCTGATATTCAAGATCATATAAATCTTTTAAAATTTCTACTGAATTATTAACCGTTTGCATCAATTTGCACAAACATTCACATAAATTTTCAAGAAGCTCTTTTTGTTCCTGCTTGATTTTATCAATCTTTTGATAAAATTTAATCTTCTTTACTAAAAGATTAATATATGTTGATATATCTTTATCACTTGCCAGTTTCTGTTTGTGTAAATTACCCATAAAGTGAAATATACCAATCAATTTTTTTTTATTTTTCATATATTTACAAAATTCTTCGTAATCATGAACGTTTACCTTTTCATAATCATCTTCCTGTAAACATTCTATATACATTTCGTTACATTTTCTCATCAAACTTTCTT